CGGAATAACAAACCTTCCATTGCGTCTTGTATTAATTGCGATTGCTGTTCACCCATTATGCTTTGACGTTTATCATAACTCAATTCAGCCTGCTCTACATTCTGCACAAACTTTGGCGGCTGTGCATATACATCTAAGCCGTAAAGAATATCGCTATCAGCACGCTGTACTGCATCAATCGGAAAATCCGTTGGGTTTTTTAAACTCGCACTTGGTGCGCCTGCCTTTGGTATATGAACTGCACTTCCGCCAACAACAAACTCATCAGCATTTTTAGCATACTGTGCAAACTCATTATCTTTAAAAAGATTATCAATAATATCTTTCTGCCAAATTTCAACTGTTACACCACGCAACACGCTGTCCGGGTTAGGGCACATAATTGCGATTGCTATTGACAAAGCAAGCAGCACAACAAATGTTGCTAAAAAAGGCAGTTGCCACAATGATGCAACTAACATCGCAAGACATGCGAGGAACAGAACTCCGCTAAATAATTTGATATACGGTTTCATGATATGGATATTGGATTTTAAATTTTGATTTTGTGTACTGAAAAATTATTTGCCAGCGTATTCAGTGCCGAATTGCTCTTTGAATTTTGCTTTGAATGAATTGATGTCTTTCTTTTTCAACTCTTCCAATTCACCAGCCTTATCAAGCTGATCGTAGCTTTTTGCTAACAATGCCTTTAATCTTGCATCGCCATTATTTATTTCCTCACTAACGCTTACGAATTTTGGTGTTGCTTCCAACAATGCCTTTAAACCTGTCGGGTTTTCAGCATAAGCAATCGCCAACTGATCTCTTTGTTTCACTGTGATTTTCTTATCAGTGTTCAACGCTGTATCAAGCAAAGCTTTCACTTCGTTTTCAACAGTTGTTTTCTTTAATGCAGCCAATTCATTTACGGCAGTTGTTTTTGCTGTATTGGCTTCATTAAGCTGGTTAGTTAATCCTGGTACTTTAGCAGCCTCAATATGCAATGCATTAATTGCGGCATCAATTGCGGCAGCATCAGCGCCGTCTGTAAGTTTTAATACTGCGAGTGATGCAGCAGAAAGAATTATTGCTTTCATGTTATCAGTTGAATTAAAAATGTTTTTGAATTGATTATTGTAAATGTTCCATACAGATTTTTCGTCGGTTGCATTTTTAGGAACACTTACTGTTTGAACGGCATCATAAATGCCGTCAATAAGTTTTTCGTTTAAGGCATCAGTTGCGTTGAACCATTTATCGGTTGCACCCAAATATTTTTCCTTGCACTTTTCAACGGTTAAACCGGTCTTTGCAGCATAAATTGCAGCAATGCTGTTGTCAAGCCCTTCAAGCAATTCAATGTTTTGGCGCATTTCATCAGCATTACCAAAAACAAAACCACTTGCTTTATGTGTCATGAAGCGTGCAACATTGCTCATGTAAGTTTTCTTACCGGCTAATGCAATTACGCTGCCCATGCTTGCCGCAAGCCCGTCAATATATGTATCTATATTAACCTTGCTTTGTTTGATTGCATTGAAGATTGCAAAGCCATCAAACACACTTCCGCCGCCGCTGTTAATGCGAATGTTTATTTGGTTGTTTGACGCTTCCAGTGCTTTTAGTTCACGAACAAAATCAGAAGCGGTTACATCATCAGAACCGATGTAACCATACAGCAAGATTTCCGCTGTTGAATTTTCTAACTGGTTTATGATCCAAAATTTCTGCACTTATTTTGTACTATTATGTTGTAAAATTGCAAAGCCCTGAAACCCTTGCCAAATCAGCATTTCAGCATAGTACACTAACTGTAACAGCATAGTACATTTTCTGTACCGTCATGGTTTTATTTGTTTCGTAACGGCTTCGCCGTTATTGAAATTTGTGGGTATTATGGCTGATAGCAAATTGACAATTGCGGATAAACAATACCTCGCAAAAATTCTTTTTACAAGAGAAAAGCTTGACCAAAAACTGATTGCCAAAAAAGTTGGTGTAAGCGAAAAAACAATCAGCAAGTGGGTGAATGATTTTAACTGGCGTTCATTAAGAAGCCGGTTGCTTGTGGGCAAAGAAGAAATACTTACAGGCTTGTATGATGAAATGCAGGAAATGCAAACAGCCATTCAAAGCAAACCATCCGGGCAACGTTACAGCGATAGTAAAATGGCCGATGCAAAATTGAAGATCACTGCATCAATCAGAAACCTTGAAACAGAATTAGCCATCGCCGATTTAGTTGAAAGCGGTATTCGCTTTCTAAAACATTTACAGCAAGTAGCATCTATTGAAACAGTAATGGAAGTTGCTGAATTGTGGAATTCATTTTTACAAGAAAGCGTTAAAAAATGAGTAGTGTAAAACTGGTTCTTGCAAACAAGAGCAATAAAAACGCATTGCAGGATTGGGAAGATTTTTTAGAAAGTATTCGCAATACAACAACTGTTGATGCAAGCATGTCTGCCGCTGATATTGCAAAGCACAAAGCAGAATTAGAAAAGCCCGGCAATGAAGAAGAGTGGTTTAAATTTTTCTTCCCAAAGTTTTGTTTTTGTGAGCCCGCTGCATTTCAAAAAAGAAGCACCAAAAAAGTTCTAAAAGCAAAACGTTTATACCAACGCAGAGCGTGGGCACGTGGCCTTGCAAAAAGCACACGCAGAATGATGGAGATATTTTATAAAATCTTCGTTCAAAAACTGCGTGGCAATATGTTGCTGGTAAGCAAGAATGAAAGCAACGCTATTCGCTTGCTCGCACCTTATCGTGCAAACCTTGAGGCCAACCAGCGGTTAATAAAATATTATGGTGTTCAGCAAGGGTCAAATAAATGGGCTGAAGAGGAATTTATAACACGCGGCAAATCTTCTTTTCGTGCGGTTGGCATGGGACAAAATCCACGGGGCGCAAGGCTTGATGAACTGCGTATAAACATTTTATGTTTTGATGATGCCGATGATGATGAAGTATGCCGCAATCCTGAACGCTTGCAGCAATGGTGGGAATGGATTGAAAAAAGTGCTATTCCAACCGTTGATATCAGCGCCGATTATTTTATATTTTTTGATAACAACATTATTGCTGAAGATAGTTTGGCGGTGCGTGCCGCGCAATATGCAGATGATGTTGAACTGGTAAACATCCGTGAGAATGATAAAAGTGTTTGGCCTGAAAAGAACAGCGAAAAGGATATTGATGATATACTCGACAAAATGAGTTATGAAAGTTCACAAGGTGAATATTTTAATAACCCAATGTCGCAAGGCAAAACATTTAAAGAAATGATTTATGGTAAATGTCCGCCGTTAAAACAATTAGATTTCGTGGTGCAGTATGCTGATCCTGCACCGTCAAATAAAGACAAGCCATCCATAAAAAGCAAAGCACAAAATTCATGTAAAGCAGTTGTGTTGATTGGTTACAACAACTTAAAGTTTTATGTGTACAAGGCTTATGTTGATAATACAACCAACAGCAATTTTATTGACTGGATGTATGCCATAAATGATTATGCCAAAGATGCAAAGCTGTTGTACTCTTTTATTGAAAACAATACGCTGCAAAACCCGCATTATGAACAAGTGTTGTTGCCATTGCTATTTGAGAAAGGAAAAGAAAATAAAGGTGTGCTTGGTATAACACCGGATGATAGAGAGAAGCCCGATAAATGGGCTCGTATTGAAGGAACACTTGAGCCGTTAAACAGGTTAGGATTATTAATATTAAATGAAGACGAAAAAAATAATCCACACATGCAACGGTTGGCTGCACAATTCTTGGCGGCAAAATCAACAAGCAAAGAATTAGGAGCGCCGGATGCTGTGGAAGGCGGTGTGTTCAAATTAAAAATAATGATTGCAGTTGCCGCAAGTGATGGTTTGCAGATAATACCACGTTCTCGCAACAAATCAAAATCTTATTAAATGAGTTTACTAACAAAAGCAGATTTTAAAACGCATGTGTATGCAGAGATCATTGCAGAAATTTCACGTGCTGATGATACAATTGTGCAGCTGGCAATTGATGCAGGTGAAAGCCAGGCGAAGAGTTATTTGAACCGTTACGATCTCACCAAAATGTTTGATCCAACATTTACTGATGAATTTTTTCGCGGCCTTGTAAAAGATTTAGTGTGCTGGAGATTTATAAAGCTTGCAAATCCAAACATACAGCTGGAGTTGTTCAGCAAAGCGTATGATGATGCCATTGCAGAATTTAACCGCATCAATAAAGGCATTACGCAACCAGTGTGGCCGTTGAAGCAAGATGATCCTGACACACCGAATGATGATGCTGGCACGATTGAATACACAAGTGAATGTAAACGCAGAAACAGTTTTTAATGACTGATAAAGAAATTAACGATCGGTTGCACAATGGTGCATTTGATTATATACCACTTGACCTGATGCTCGGTCTTGTTGCTTTTTGTTTAAACTAATATCTTATGGCTACTAACAAAAAAAATAAATCCTTTAGAAAAAATTCAAACAGCGTTGCAGTAAGCAGGCCAAATAATACAACAAAAGCGCCGGAGCAAACGAGTGATCCGCTGATTGTAAATAACATCGTGCTGCAAAATGTTGACCGTACACCAAAAGATGTTGGCAGCTGGCGCGATGCACATAAAGCAGCAGAAAGCATTTATTACCCTAACCGAAGCCGTTATTACGACTTGTTGAAAGATGTTGAACTGGACGGGCATTTAACCGGAACGTGGAGCCGAAGAGTAAGTGCCTGCGTAAATAAAAAATATGTGTTCGTTGATGCCAATAACGAACCTGTTGATGAAGTAAACGACTTAATTAAAAGCTTAGAGTTTCGCGACATGATGAAATATGCAATGTCATCAATCAGCCATGGCATTGCAGGAATGGAATTTGTACCCGGTGAAAAGTTTTGCTGGAAAGAAATTGAACGCAAACATATTAAGCCTGAGAAAAAAGTTATTGCGGTTAATCAAACAGATTATGACGGCATACCTTATGAAGACATTGACAACATTTGGGTTGTTGGCAAGGAACGTGATCTTGGGTTGTTTTTAAAAGCTGCATTTTATGTGTTGTTGAA